CTTGTCTAACTGGCAGCGGACTGACGCTGTGGCGTATCTAGAAGAAGCCAGAGTAAATGCAGAAGCCCTCCACGCTATTATAGAAAGCCTATACTTACGAGTATCAAAATGAGTGAAGAAGATTTTGAATTAGAGGAACTAGAGGATGAGAACGGACCCCTTCTTGAAGAAGAAGAGGATGAACTCGACGAACTCTCCAAAGAGTTTGTAAAACAGCTAGTTAATAAGGTTATGGAGTTTATGGTCCTATTAGTAGGCCACGAACTACACCCTTATCAAGCCCCGTTAGCACGCCGTATTATTGAGTCTGTTATCATTAATGATGGTGAAGAAGTAACTGCACTGGCCTCACGTCAGTCTGGTAAGTCTGAGACTATCGCTAATACAGTGGCTACATTGATGGTTATCCTTCCACGCCTTGCAAGAATGTACCCAGACCTACTTGGTAAGTTTGGTGATGGTATTTGGGTGGGAATGTTCGCACCTATTCAATCTCAGGTTGAAACTCTATACGGACGTACAGTATCCCGTCTTACTAGTGAGCAGGCGCTTCAAGTGCTTGGTGACCCAGAGATTGATGACATTGTGGCTAAAAATCCCGGGGTTGTAAGAAACATCAAGCTTAAGAACTCAGGCAGTACTCTTATGATGATGACCGCTAACCCTAGAGCTAAGATTGAATCTAAGTCTTTCCATCTTATTATCATTGATGAGTGCCAAGAGGCAGATGACTTCGTAGTATCAAAGTCTATTGCTCCTATGGGTGCGTACTACAACGCCACTATGGTTAAGACCGGAACTCCTACTACGCACAAGAACAACTTCTATAGAGCGATCACTCTTAATAAACGGCGCCAGAATGGTGGGCGCAATGCAAAGCAGAACCATTTCCAATGGGACTGGAAGGATGTTGTTAAATACAACGCCAACTACGGAAAGTTTATTAAGAAGGAAATGCTTCGTATTGGTGAGGACTCAGACGAATTTCAGCTCTCCTATAACTGTAAGTGGCTTCTAGACCGGGGAATGTTCGTAACCTCTAATACTATGGATGATCTCGGGGATACTTCCCAAGAGATTGTAAAGTCCTACCACCGCTCTCCAGTTGTAGTTGGTATTGACCCAGCTCGTAAAATGGACTCAACTGTTGTGACAGTGGTCTGGGTAGACTGGGATAGGCCAGATGAGTACGGATACTATGATCATAGAATTCTTAATTGGTTAGAACTACAGGGCGATGACTGGGAAGAGCAGTACTTTCAGATTCAGCAGTTCCTTTCTAACTATGATGTGTTAGCTATTGGAATTGACGCCAATGGTGTTGGTGATGCAGTGGCAGGACGTCTTAAGATCTTAATGCCTCGTGCTGAGGTTATCCCAGTTACTTCTAGCCCTACTGAGCAATCTAAGCGCTGGAAGCACCTGCAGGCACTTATTCAGCGCCAGATGGTCTCATGGCCAGCCCACGCTAAGACTCGTCGCCTACGTATCTGGAAGAAGTTCTATCAACAGATGACTGATGCTGAAATTACCTACAAAGGCCCTAACTTCTTAGTTGCGGCACCTGATGAGGCCCATGCCCATGATGACTTTGTAGACTCTCTATCACTTGCATGCTCTATGACAGTAGATATGGTTATGCCTTCAGTAGAAGTCTCTAGTTCACCTTTCTTCTAATTTAGCATTACAAACCACCTAATAAGAGACAGAATTACACCTGAGGACCTCAATCCCAACCCTATAGGAGAAATAAACATGGCAGCAGAAAATATCGCCCCAACGCCTCAGTTCCCTGAGCGTCCAGGAGCAACATATGAGCGCAAGATGTCTCCTGCAACACCAGGCCTCCGTGGCCCACTTCGCTTTGAAGAAGGTATTGCAACAGACACAGATGTACCAAATGATTTCCAAGTTGGATTGGATCAAGGCTACGACACACCAGCTGGCCGCCCAAACCACAACTTGAACGTTATGGAAAAGTACGCAGATGAAACAATGCGTGAGCGTGCACACGTAGGCTCAGCAGCATGGGTCGAAGCTCCAACATACCTTGGTGAGTTTGCTCAAGGTAACTTCGGAGATCACTCTCAGATCGTTATCGAGGAAGTTGTCCGTAACGGATCTCGCTACGAGCGCGTCAACCCTGCATCGGTCGCAGACTAAAACTACGCTATACTACGATAGTTCCGGCCTCGTAAGGGGCCGGCCTATTGTGAGGGAGAATAATGGCACAGCAACCAAGTAATCCAAAATTATGGAACACCCTTAAAGGGCAAGCTATTGCCAAGTACCCACATCAAGCTGCAGATGGTAAGCTTAGCTTCGCAGCAGCAAAATATTTAAAAGAACATTATCTGGCTCAAGGTGGCGGGTACGTTGACTCTATTGATCAAGTAGATCCTAAGTTTCGTGATTATAAAGCTGAAGCAGATAAGAAGGCAAAGACTAAAGCGCAAGCTAAAAAGCGTGCGATGAAAAAAGCCAATCTAGTAGTGTGAGGGTAAATATGAACGGATGTAATCAATGAGTGGTGGTATGGACTTTAGTCCTCCGTCGTATAGAGCGGCGTCGAGTGACTTAACAATCTCAATTTCCCCACTTGGTCTAGTAGAACTTGCAGACGAAGAGTTTGAAGTACACGGTCCACGTCTTAACCGTTACTCGCTTAACTGGGCAATGTATCTAGGACACCACTGGTCCTATCGCCGTGAGACTGGCGAAACTCAGATGGTATACAACTATTACCGTGCATTCACGGACTTTATTATTAACTTCACATTTGGACGCGGTGCAACCTTCCGCTCACCAGCAGCAACAGAAGCTATTATCCCAGACCTCCTAAAGCGTGTGTGGGAGATTGACAACGATAAGCATGGCACTCTGTGGGAGATGGGCCAGCAAGGCGGAGTCTCAGGAGACTGCTTTGTAAAGGTAGCTTATGAAGAAGCCTATGAGGATTCCACAGGCCGCCCACATCCTGGCCGGGTACGGATCCTCCCACTTAACTCATCTTTTGCATTTCCAGAGTTCCACCCACATGACCGTTCACGATTAATCCGCTTCAAACTTAAGTACCGTTTTTGGGGTACATCGGTTGAGGGTACACGTCAGGTGTACACATACACTGAGATCTTGACTGATGACCGGATTGAGGAGTATATCAATGACGAACTTATTGACTCTCGTCCTAATCCTATCGGAGTCGTACCAATCATTCATATCCCGAATGTAAGAATTTCGGGATCACCTTGGGGACTATCTGACTGCCACGACATTATCGTACTAAACCGTAACTATAACGAAGTAGCAACAGATGTCGCTGACATCATCAATTACCATGCTGCTCCAGTTACAGTTATCACCGGTGCTAAGGCTGCAGGCCTTGAGAAGGGCCCCAAGAAAGTATGGGGCGGACTTCCTAAAGATGCACAAGTATTCAACCTAGAAGGTGGCGGACAGGGTCTAGTAGGTGCTATGGAGTACCTTAAGATCATTAAGACTGCTATGCATGAGATGGTTGGCGTACCAGAGACTGCTCTTGGACAGGTACAACCTATCTCTAATACATCAGGTGTAGCCCTCTCCATCCAGTACCAGCCTCTGATGAATCGCTACCAACAGAAGCTAGTACAATATGGAGAGGGTCTTCGTAGAATTAATGAGCTAGTCCTTCTTACCCTAGCTTTTAAAGAACCTGAAACCTTTAGCTATAACCCAGATATTAACGGCCCAATTAAGCCACAACAGCTAAGACAGCTGAACTTGCTTGACCCATTGACCTATGAGTCTATTATTCACTTCCCACCTCCACTTCCACTAGATAAGCTCATTGTCCTCAATGAGATCCAGCAGAAGATGAATATGAACCTAGAGAGCCGAGAAGGCGCTCTACGTCAGCTAGGTGAGGAATTCCCAGATGAGAAGCTAGAGGAAATCCGGGAAGAGCTTATTGCTGATGCTAAGTCGGATGGCGCCTTGAACCTCATCAAGCAACAGATCAATTCAGCGATTACCTCATTAACTGGTATGATGCCGGATGGAACTCTTCCTCCTGGAGCAAATCCTGGAGATGGCACCGGTCCTGGACCTCTTGGCCAACCTGGAGTTATTACTCCATTTGAAGAACAGACTTTGGCCCAAATGCAAACTGACCTAGTCACTAAAGCATATGGAACAAAACTTCCTCAACGTGAAATGGGCGGGTCCCAAAAGGACACTCCTAACTCTGAGGAAAATAACTAATATAGGCTGACAATATGTCAAATATTTGACAGGCTATATACCAAACAACCCCGCAGGTCTATCGTGGCACTTATTCGGACAACGACCTATTAACCTAAAGGAATAATCATGGCAGATTCACCAGTAGTAGACAGTGCAGTAGCTCAAGAAGCTTTCGCATCGGAAGCACAAGGAACTACCCCAACAACCCCTCCCAACACAAACTTTGTAGAGGCTAAGGGTTACACTGAAGACGATCTAAAGCGAGTACGTGAGCAAGAGAAATCTAAGCTCTATCCTCAAATTGATTCTCTTAAAGAAGAACTAAATCTCTTGAAGAAGCGTGACGAAGAGCGTGAGGCAGAAGCTCAACGCATCAAGGCAGAGGCTGAGGCCGAAGCTAAGCGTAAGGCAGAAGCGGACATGGATGTTCGCACACTTCTTGAGACCAAGGAAAAAGAGTGGGAATCTCAAATCGAGTCTATCCGTCAGGAAGCAGCTCGTAAGGATGCACTGCTTGAGCGCGAACGCCAATATGCAGAACTCAACTCATATCGCAACCGCCGCCTTGAAGAAGAGCGTGAAAATATTATCCCTGAGCTTGTAGATCTAATCTCAGGAAATACTCACGATGAGATAGAACAAAGTATTACTGGACTTAGAGAGAGATCTTCTAAGATTCTAGAGTCGGCGCAACAAGCTATTCAGGCTCAGCGTCGTGACATGACAGGCACACGAACAACACTGCCACCAACTATGGAAAGCAATTCGGACTCTCAATCGTTTACAGCGGAACAAATTGCCGCTATGTCGGTTACTGAATACGCAAAGCACCGTGAACGGCTGATGGGAGCATCAGCTAATTCTAAGAATAAAGGAATCTTTGGGTAAACCGCCCAAGAAATTTAACCAAACTACTTAAGGAGTAATACCGACATGGCATCAGCCGTAACAGGTACCGGCAATCTAGCCGCAGCACCTACAGCGTATTCTGGCGCTAACAGCCAGCTTACCCAAGCAATTCAGACCATCTGGTCTAAGGAAATTTTGTTCCAATCAATGCCAATCCTTCGCTTCGAGCAATTCGCAGTTAAGAAGACAGAACTTGGCGTTGCTCCTGGACTCCAGATCAACTTCATGCGTTACAACAACCTCGGAAACGCTTCTTCACTCGTTGAAGGCGTCCGTATGTCAACAAGCGCATTGACAGCCCAACAGTTCTCGATCACCGTTGCTGAGCATGGCTTCGCAATCGCAGTATCAGAGCTTCTCCTTAACGCATCATTCGATGACGTTATGGCATCAGCTTCACGTCTTCTTGGACGTAATATGGCTCTCTACCTTGATGGCCAGGCTCGTGACACACTTATGGCTGCTTCTTCAGTAGTTTACGGTGAAGATCGTTCAGCTCTTACAGGTTCTAACAACTGGTACGACTATGGCACAATTGCTTCTGGTCGCGCAGGGTTGACAGGTTCTTCATACCTATCCCCACACGTTGTTAAGGATGCAGTTGAGACACTCTCAACCAAGAACATTCCTCGCCTCGGTGAGACTTATGTAGCATTCGTGCACCCACACCAATCACGTCGCCTCCGCGACAATCCTGAGTTCATTGAAGTAACCAAGTACGCAGCTCCAGGTAACTTCATGCTCGGTGAAATCGGTCGTTTGTACGACACAGTATTCATCGAAACAACTCAAATTCAAAAGGTAACAAACGGTGCAGGTTCTGGTTACTCAGCTGATACAGCTGTTGATCCAGCATCTATCGTTTACCCAACTGGTGGAGGTTACACAACACCAGTAACAAAGACCGGTAACGGTAACAAGGATCGCTACTCAGCAATCTTCATTGGAGATAACGCATTTGGTCACGCAATTTCACTTCCTGTGGAACTTCGTGATGGTGGTATCTTGGACTTCGGTCGTGAGCACGCACTTGCTTGGTATGCTATTTACGGTCTTGGTCTTATCACTGATCAATCTGTAATCATCGCAGAAACCAACTAATTTAACAGAGAGGGGGGGGGTTAAAAGCCCCCCTCTCATCCCAAAACAAACAACAGGAGAATACTAATCGTGTCAAAAGCAAAAGTAACAGACGTCACAGGACGTGCGCGTGAAGCTCAGATTGCAGCTAACGCAGAAGTACTAGCAGCCCGTGCCGGGGAAATGTCCATGGCAACAGCGGCTCAAACTTATAAGAATGAAACAGAAGTCACAGATCTAACAGAGCCAACACGTACAGCGACCGTAATTGATGAGGTTGAAAGCGTTGGTGTATCTCTAGCAGATGATGCAGTAGTCGTACGTGTCGCAGAGAACATTGATATGATGACAATTGGAGCAGGCAACCATTACTCTTTTGAAACAGGAAAGAAGTACAAGGTAACCAAGGCAGTGGCTGAACATCTAAAAGAAAAAGGCTACCTTTACGATCGTTTGTAAGAGGTCTATTTAATAGCAACCTCTGTAGGCCCCCGCTCTGACAACCGCCCTCCTGTCAGAGCGGGCTTTTTCTTTACACAGACTAATGACCATATTTGTAAGAGAATAGTGCCAACCGTATAGCTGGAGGATCCGTGGCAACTTTAAGCACACTTAGTACTAGACTGCGTGCAGAGCTTGGCGACATAGGTAAATCCTTCCTAGAAACTTTTACAGGGGACGGAGTAACCACACGTTTCCAGCTTTCCCAGGCACCAGTACAGGGCTCTACGTTAATCGTAAAGGTTACTAGCCCTACCTATACAGCCATAGTAACCGGGGCTTCTGTGACAGCTACCAATACTATTACCTACACGGCTTCAAATACCTTTACAGCAGGACAAGTTGTTAGCATCTCTGGATTATCTACCAGCGCTTTCAACCTCACTAATGTAACAATTGCTACTAGAACTGCAACCCAGTTTACAGTTACAAATAGTGCTACAGGAGCCGCAGTAACTGCAGCCTCGGCAGTGGCCGTAGTAGCCTCTACAACAACAGACGTTTCAAGCACAGCTGTTATAGAAGAGGGCACAGGCGTTCTTACCTTGGCAGTGGCCCCTGTAAGCACCGCCGTTATAACAATTAATGGCATAGCTTACCGTTACTTTACAGATTCTGAAATCTCGTATTATGTAAACACTGCATTTTCTCAGCACGCACAGCGAACAACTGATAGCAATGGCTCATTAGCTACTATGGGAACACTTCCTGCTATTGATGAGTATCCTCTTGTTATCCTTGCTACAAGTATGGCTCTTTACACCCTAGCTACTGACTCCGCATTTGATATTGATATCATCTCACCAGATGGGGTTAACATCCCACGTTCTGAACGCTACCGTCAACTAATGCAGATGGTTGAAGCTAAGCAGACACAGTATCGTGAACTATGTAGCATTCTTGGGATCGGCATGTACCGTATTGAGGTATTCACTCTACGTCGTATTAGCCGTATGACTAACAACTACATTCCTGTATACCGTCCAAAGGAAGTCGACGACGGATCAATACCACAACGTGTTGCAATTCCTATGCCTACATACGGGGATACTACTCCGGCATCACCAGTTACAGTTAAAGACCTTTCACTATACGCTGGAGATGACTTTGCTGAGATTGTTAGATTCGGTATGGACATCACTTCATACACTCCTGTTTCACAAATTAGACTATATCCAGATATTCCTGGTAGCCAAGTTGGGCCAGTTATTCTTGCTTCGTTTACATTTACAAAATATGCCTCAGTTACAGGTGGCATAGTAGATACTATTAGACTAAGTTTAAATGGTGCTACAACAGCGGACTTACCAAATATCTCTTATTATGATTTACAATTGACCGCGCCGGATGGAAAGGTCAAAACCTATTTAGCTGGAAAGGTCTTTACTAAGGCCCAAGTTAGTATTCCCTTAGGACCAATGTAATGACTTGCGACCATACATACGATTGCAGCTGCAACGAATTAATCGAGATCATTGATGTCGGTGTTGGCGTTGTAGAAATCACAGATCAAGTTACTATACTTCCTGTTGATAGCATATCTAATATTGCTTCTGAAGGACCGATAGGTCCACAAGGTATTCAAGGACCAGCTGGATCAGCTCAGGGCCCACAAGGTACACAGGGACTTATCGGTGTTCAAGGCGTTCGTGGACTTCAAGGATTTTTTGGTATTCAAGGTCCAGCAGGAACATCAATTACAATTCTTGGTGCGTATGCTACTGAGACAGAATTATTTTTTAATCGCCCCGTTGGTACTAACGGTGATGGATATATTATTGACCCATATCTTTATGTATGGGAAGGAACTACTTGGGTTAACGTCGGTATTATTAGAGGCCCACAAGGCAGTCAAGGCACTATAGGTGCACAAGGGGTACAAGGAACTCAAGGGGTAACTGGAGCTGGTGGAGTACCGGGTATTGGTATTCAAGGAATTCAAGGAGTTCAAGGAGCTACTGGTTCTCAAGGCGCATTAGGTATCCAAGGAACTCAAGGTAGTACTGGTTCTATAGGCTCTACTGGTATTCAGGGCTCAACTGGTATTCAAGGAGCCTTAGGTATTCAGGGAATCCAAGGGGTTCAAGGAACAGTTGGAAATACTGGTAGTACCGGAACTACTGGTGCTCAAGGAGCAACAGGTACACAGGGAGCTGTAGGAAATCAAGGCATTCAAGGTTTACAGGGTTATACTGGAGCACAAGGTGTAACAGGATCTCAAGGATCTACTGGTATTCAGGGCAGCCTTGGAAATACTGGTGCACAGGGTACAACTGGCGCCCAAGGTTCAGCAGGAACCCAAGGTTCTACTGGTATTCAAGGCCAAACTGGTAGTCAAGGAACAACTGGTTCACAAGGATCAACTGGTTCACAGGGTGCGACCGGATCTCAAGGTTCAACTGGTCTTACTGGAGCAACTGGTTCCCAGGGTGTTCAGGGTGCACAAGGCACTATTGGTTCCCAAGGTGCTACTGGATCTCAAGGTCTGCAGGGCCTACAAGGTCGTCAGGGAACAACAGGTTCTACTGGAACTACTGGCTCTCAAGGAATTCAAGGTATACAAGGATCTGATGGATTACAGGGCTCTACTGGAATAACTGGTAGCCAAGGAACAACTGGTTCTCAGGGCACTGTAGGAGCGACTGGATCTACTGGTAGCCAAGGTTTGCAGGGCCTACAAGGCAGGCAAGGTACGCAAGGCAACACCGGAACTACTGGTGCTCAAGGCACAACTGGAAGTCAAGGAAACACTGGATCAACAGGGTTAACCGGCTCACAGGGTGCAACAGGATCTCAAGGAATCCAGGGTTTGCAAGGTTTGCAAGGCGTGCAGGGTTCACAAGGCACACAGGGCGTACAAGGTCCACTAGGAACTCAGGGA